GCGCTAGGTTAAACTGCTGCACGCTTACCATCCATCATTTAAACAAACAAGGTTTAACAGTAGATTCAGATGACTCTATGGTTCAGAGAACCAGCGTGAGGGGCGCCTCATCACTCGTCGACTCAATAAGGTTTGTTTTAATAATGGCCCTGGCAAGTGCAGAGGATTGTGAAAGAATTTGTGAAGAGCAACATGTGCCTTACGATAGGATGGCGGTGGTTAGAGGCGCACTTGTCAAATCCAACAGTGGAGGCGTTGACTATTCCTCTAAGACATTATTCAGACGCAACGGTGTTTTAGAACCACTAAATGAACCATTAGATCCAAACAATTTATATGACAATTTTTAATAACCATAGGGAGTGTTAGGGACATACCTTGAGTAAGATAGGGACATAACTCTAGTAAGATAGGGACACAACTATAGTAAGAAGCTCCCTAATATCCGTATAATATAATTATACATAGAGAAAGCGAACCCCTTGAGGGGGTTCAGCTTTCAAGAGAGAGAGAAAAATATGTACAAAAGATTTAAACCTGTAAGCAAGGATCACTGGTGGATCACGGCACACACGAGCGAGCGGGAGCGAGCGGGAGTCTTTGTCCCGTTAGAGCTAGCAAGACGCGAGGGTGATTTTATAAGAACCAGGGGAGTGGTTTGGGATTGGTACAGGCGCGAGTGCGGGAGAACGGATTTGTCCGTGAGCGCTAAATTAATTCTCTGGTCCCTTTGTGAGCGTTGGAGATATGAGTGCTGGTCTTCGCACGATGCGATTAGCTATTATGCAAAAATGACGGGAGTGAATAGGAAGACTGCTGGAAGAGCTATGACTGAGTTAATTGAAAAAGAGGTGGTCTGGTGTGTGCTAGAAGGTGAGCAGAAAAGATTGCGGAAGTCTCAGCCTGCTGGGAAGAAGCATTTTTTGTTGGTTGGTTTAGTGGATCTTTTGTAGGTGAACGCACACGGAAGGTTGTTGAGGAGGGGGAGCATCCCGTGCGCGCTCGTGGATGGATTAATCTAAAAGATCAACCCGTCTTATCTTTGTTTTTACCTGGTTCTTTTTTCTTTTTACCTTTACCAAATATTCTATCAAATTCTGACTCATATTTCTTTCTATTTGGAATTGGCCTTGGTCTGCTGCCTTTGCCCGCCATTAGTTACTCCTGGTTAATGTGTTGATAGCGTTTATCTTTTGCAAACGCTTGGTTAAGAATTGCTCTGTCATCCCTGGATACTATTTTTAATAGTTTTTCTGGTGTTAACTTATTTTTCCAGCCAGAAATGTTTTTCAAGCCGTATTTTTCTCTCATTTGTTTCATTATGTCTTCTGTGTTCATTCTAAAGCCCGTAGACGCCATGATTATCTACCATGGCTACCTTGATACCATTTGTGTCAAAAAGCAACCAGACGTCTTTAGAATCGTTTGATTTAGATTCCTTCCTGGATATAAAAGGTAATTCACCTGGTATATTGTTATCTTCTTTATGTGCTGCTAGTTTTCCTAGCGCCTGGTCAAATGTCATAGTCTCCCCTTAAATAGTTCTATTAATGCAATTAGATTTTTATCTGGTAAATGTCTTAAATGCTTTGGGATCTTGCGCCTGTCAATCTTCATGGTTTAGTATTTCCTCTATTTCTTTTTTAGCTCTTGCTAATTCTATGTCATTCATGTCAGATGCCAGGCCCTCTGCACAATCTTTCAGTTCATCAAGTTTATCTTCTTGGGATTGTGGAGCTGTTATATATAACATAGTTGCAAATTTGAACATGCTTGTTACATCGCCTTGTTTATGCCATTCAGACATTTTGGTATCTATTAAATTATTCATCTTTCTCTTGCTCCTTGTCTTTAATTATTAGGTATGCGCCGTGCATACACACGGCCATAAATGAGATTATTATTATTATTCCTATTGTGTTGCTCATTAGTTTTTTAAGAAATGATTAATCAAATATGAACCATGCCAAGCTTTACGCCTGGCTGGTTTTCTAAATAGTTTTTTTAATAAGTTCACTACGCTACCTCCTTTGTATTTACCCAAGTTGTCATGTGTATCATGTTTCTATAGACGTTGTATGTGTCCATAACAAACTTTATAGCCTCACCAGCATTGTTTGCATTTACATATACAACCTTTGGTCTCATTGGGTTTTTCCCAAAAACAACTTTATACTCTCTCATTACGCTACCTCCCATGTTTTTTTGTAAGCCATCACATGTCTTTGTAAACCACCCTGGTTGTAAATTGGTTTATCAACCTCGGTCTGGCAACCCAACATGTAAGGGTTGACATTCTGAACTCTTCCATCTTCTAACTCAATGGTTATTGTCTTGTGGTAATACTCACAAGGCACAACCTTGGTAACAGTTCCCCAACCAGGTATGTTGGCCATGTCACCCTTGTAATAGATCCTGTCACCAGTATCAATACCGCCAACATATCTTGGATCATCCCATTTGTGTTTCTTAGTCATTTTTTCCTCCTTATTTAACAACCTCATTACCCTATAATTATAACATTATATATGCACATGTCTACTCTTTTACACTATTAATTTCAGTTTTTTTATAGTGTCCTGGGCGTCTTTATGTAAGATCCCAATACCGCCAGCTTGTATCCAGGCGTTGATGTTGTCCGCTCTATCATCAATTAATATGTGATCCTCCCTGGCATAAGCTGCTTTATGTTTGCCTTTAATGGTGCATGTTACAAGCACTCCTGGATCAATATGTTTACCAATCCAAAAGTTCTTATCAGCTGCAACTCTTTGTCTATTGACATCACCTGTTGCTGTTAGGATTTCCCAGTACAGGCCAGTGTCCTTGATGTATTTAATTAGAGCTGGAGTACCTGGTAACACTGGTAACTCTAAAAACAAACCTTTATCACTTAGTTCCTTTTTTCTAAAGTCATACATGTTCGGATCTAAAGGGCCGTTTAAAAACTTTGGCCCTTCTACTCCTTTGATGAAGTCAGCTAAGACTCCGTCCATGTCCACAAATATCTTCATGCAATTCCCTCCACATATCTAGCCATTTTGTCTTTTGGTATTTCTTGATGTATCCAGTCAATAACCATTGGATCTTCTTTGACCTCTTTGTAAGTATTCATAAACATATAGGCGTCACAGTCTTCCTCCAGGTAAACCTTGTTACCCATCTTGTAGCTGAACGGGCTGATCTTGCTCGCTATGCCTAGCTCTTCTAGTTCTTTGTGTTTGACAACCAGGTATCCATGGCTGCCTGTTATGTAGAATTTATATTCCATTATTTATCCTCCTTGTTTTTTAACGCCTCAAGTATCATTTCAAGCTTCTCAAGATCATCGTCAAAGACCTGGCCTTTTTGAAACTTGATGTTTTCAATTGTCATTTCAAGTCTATCTATTGCAAAAAATAATGCATATCCTCCAATCGGGTTCATTATGCTACCTCCTTAATTTTGAAATGTTTGTCCCACTTACCAACCTCAATGTGAAAGTAGTAAGCTGTATGAAAGTAATCAATCATGGCGTCACTCTCATCAAACCAAAGATCACCAACTCCTGCCTCAAAAGGAGCAGTTTTGATTATCTTGGTTATCTCTTCAAAGAACTCACCGTTGTTTGGGTAATGATCTTTGCACCAGACATGGTTTATTTGATGATGTCCAGTATTAAGATCTAAAGGAGTGTATTTATCTTCATACACGTTATATTTATCCTCTTCATCTTTAAATGCTGGTCCTTCCATGATTGCAACATTGACGGCAAGTCCTCCGCTATCTTTTGTCACACTGAATTTATAATCTGGAAACTTTTTCTTTAAGGCGTTCCTTATTGCCTTTACCTCTTCTGCGTTAATGTAAGCCATTATTTCCTCCTTTTAAATTAACAACCACATTTATATATTACACTATACTACTCTATTGTCAACACCTATACACTAATTAATAGTAATAAATAGCTAACAATCTTGTATTTAAGCTATAATTAATCGGATTATGACTGAGAAAATGCCAAAAAAACGAGGAAGAAAACCTATAGTCATTGACTATGATCGTGTTGAATATCTAGCGTCTCTTAATATGGGAATTATGGATATTTGTAGAAGTTTAGGGGTGGGCTGGGACACGTTTAACAAACATAGAAACAAAAAAAATTCGGAATTAAAGGAGAGATTAGACGCTGGCAAGGCGAAGGGACTTCAGCTCGCAACCTCAAAGCTCATGGAGAAGATCCAGGACGGCGACTTCAACAGCATCCAGCTCTACCTTAAATCAGCGGACCGCGATACCTGGGCAGACAAGCAGACGGTAGAACATAATCTCAACCTGGGCGACGTGCTCACGCAGGCTCGGGCACGCGTGATAGACCACAAGCCAGGCAGCGCGGGAACTAAAAAGCTTTCGTCAGAGCGGGCGAGCGTGAACGTGAGCGTGAATGAATAACGGGGTTAGATACAAGCATAGTTTTTTAAGCTTCATTTTTTAACCATGCTACTCTCTCAAGAAAATCAGTATCTAGCCCCCCCCTTTTTTCTATTGCGGGTGATTCTTATACAGAACTAATGAACTAAAATTTTTTTTAATATGAAATATGGAATAAAGCAAGAACGCGAATTGATGACCGAACTATGGTCAGGACCAATTAAAGACAACCCAGTAAACTTTGTTAAGTATGTCTTCCCATGGGGACAAAAAGACACCCCCCTTGAAGACTTCAAAGGACCAAGAAAGTGGCAAGAAAAAATTTTACGAGAAATGGCAATACACATTGAGCGTAACAATGTATTAGATTTACCAGAGATGTTTAGACTAGCTGTAGCATCTGGTCGTGGTATTGGTAAATCTGCTTTAGTTGCCTGGATCATTCTATGGATGCTCTCCACGCGCTTGGGATCAACCATTATTGTTACCGCTAACACCGAACAACAGCTTAGATCAAGAACCTGGGCGGAGTTAGGTAAGTGGCTCACGCTATCAATAAATTCACATTGGTTTTCTAAAACAGCAACCACGATTAAACCCGCGCAATGGTATGAAGATGCGCTGATTAACGACCTCAAGATAGATACTGGTTACTACTACGCGCAAGCACAGTTATGGAGCGAGGAAAACCCAGACGCCTTCGCGGGTATTCACTCCTCCTACGGAGTTTGCTTAATCATGGATGAAGCATCGGGTATTCCTTCCCCCATCTACTCAGTCAGCGAAGGCTTCTTCTCCGAACCCACGCGCGATAGGTACTGGTTTACTTTCTCCAACCCGCGCCGAAACACTGGGCCATTCTACGATAGCTTTAACTCTAAGCAATCCTTCTGGAAGAACGAACAGATAGACTCGCGCACCGTTGAAGGCACAGACCAAAAGCTGTTTCAAACGATGATTGAGCAGTACGGCGAAGATTCCACCGTCGCGCGCGTGGAGGTGATGGGCGAGTTTCCATCGGCGGATGATGATACTGTCATACCAATGGGATTAGTGAGAGCTGCGATTGATAGGGATGTATCACTAACTGCTAACGCACCGATTATCTGGGGATTGGATGTCGCGAGATTCGGCGGTGATAACTCCGCGCTATGTATTAGACAAGGTAACCATGTAATGAGTATCAAGTCATTTAAGTCTATGGATCTTATGCAGTTGTGTGGTGTGATAAAAAATATGTATGACGAATGTACTGCGATTGAAAGACCGCAAGAAATATTAATTGATGTAATCGGACTAGGCGCGGGCGTGGTGGATAGATTGGCTGAACAAAATTTACCAGTACGCGGAGTCAATGTTGCTGAAGCACCCGCCACGAAAAAAAATTATTTAAACTTGCGCGCGGAACTATGGTTTGCAATTAAAGACTGGCTTACCCAACGTGATTGTAGGATTCCTAGTGACGATGAACTCGTTGCAGAACTTGCTGCACCCCTTTATAAATACACTTCTACTGGTAAAATAAAAATAGAAAGCAAAGATGAAATGCGCAAGCGCGGAATTAAATCGCCCGACAAAGCAGATGCACTTGCATTGACCATGGCATCCTCCGCTGCAAGTTTTGGTGGAAGCGTTAACTTTTTAGGTTATAATTTCAAGAAACCACTAAAATCTAGGATAATCAGAATAGGGTAATTTATGGCAAAACAATATAAAGAAGAAATGTCAGTTAAAGTTTCAGAAGAAACTAACATGGAAAATCTTGTCGGCGTTATTAAATCCGAGATGGATGATGCTAGTGATTTTATACACCAAATCGGTGCGGACAGAGCTGAATCAACAGAATATTATTTAGGCAATGAGCCAGAAGGAACTAGCTCGTTACAGTCAGAGTTTATATCTACCGATGTTAGAGAAAGCATATTGTTTATGTTGCCGTCTATCATGCGTACCTTCTTTGGTACTAAGAAAGTGGTGGAGTTTGTGCCTAAAGGTCCAGAAGATATAGAACTTGCCGAGCAGCAAACTGACTATATTAATTATATTATCCAACAAAAAAATAATGGGTTCCAAGTTTTATACGATGCCTTCAAAGATGCACTTGTTAGAAAGACTGGTTTTGTAAAAGTATTTTGGGATGATGCTGTTAAAGCTACCACGCACGAATACACAGGTTTAGATCCACAATCCTACCAAGCACTCATCATAGACAAAGACGTAGAGATTGTAGAAGAGTCTTCTATCACAGAAACCATTACTACAATGGATCCAATAAGCGGTGAAGAAATCACCCAAGAAATTCCTACAAGTTATGATCTTACTATCAGAAGATTAAAACAAAAAAACCAAGTGTGCATAGAAGCGATACCACCAGAAGAAGTATTGCTATCAAGGCACGCACGCGATCTTGAATCCGCATCTTACGTTGCACACAGAATGGTCAAGTCTGTTTCTGATTTAGTGGCAATGGGTTACGACCAAGAAGAAGTAGAAGAACATGCTGGCTACGGCGGAAGCGCGGTAGATCCAGAAGCTTTTGAAGAGATAGAAGCAAGAAACCCATTTGACAATATGGTGTACCCAAACAGAAATGACTCTGGCGGGAAAGATGTTTTATATGTAGAGCATTACTTGTTCTATGATTTTGATGGTGACGGTATAGACGAAAGAGTTAGAGTGTGTACTATCGGCAACGGCATCCATGTTGTAAATGTAGAGCCTTGGGATGAACTACCAATATGTATGTTCTGTCCAGATCCAGAACCACACACAGCTATAGGATCATGTCCTGCGGATTACATCAAACCAATTCAAGCTGCTAAGTCACAGATTATGCGTGACACTTTAGACTCGCTAGGTCATTCAATCTTCCCAAGAATGGGTATTGTTGAAGGGCAAGTAAATATTGATGACGTATTAAACACCGACATAGGGCAACCTATTAGGATGCGTGCGCCAGGAATGGTACAACCATTTGCTGTGCCGTTTGTGGGTAAAGAAGCTTTCCCAGTATTAGGATATTTAGACGAAGCCAAAGAAAATAGAACTGGCGTATCTAAAGCATCAGCTGGCTTAAATGCAGACGCTCTACAATCTAGCACCTCATCAGCTGTATCGGCTACTATGAGTGGCGCACAAGGAAGAGTAGAGCTGATATGCAGACATTTTGCTGAAGGTGGCCTCAAAGATATTTTTAAAACCGTTAATAACTTGGTAATCAAGCACCAAAACGCGCAAGATGTGTATAGATTAAACAACAAATTCGTACCAGTAGATCCAAGATACTGGGATAATGACAAGGATATTATCGTAAATGTAGCGATATCTAAGTCTTCAGACCAAGAAAAGTTTGCAGTTCTACAAAATGTAGCGCAAAAACAAGAACAAATCATGCAATTGCTAGGACCACAGAATCCATTGGTATCATTACAGCAATATGCTAATACTTTGACTAAAATGATTGAAATGGCTGGGTTTAAAGACTCATCATCTTTCATAAATACAGAAGTTCCTCCGATGCCACCGCAACAACCCGAAGAACAGAAGCCAGATCCAGCTGAAATGCTTGCACAGGCTGAAGCAATGAAGGCACAAGTTAGCGCACAGAAGGCAATGATAGACGCTGAAACTGACAGAATGAAAATCATCATGGACGATGACAGACAAAGAGACATAGAAGAAGCACAACTCAAAGTTAAGGTTGTGGAAATGCAAGCTAAGTACGGCGCACAAGTTAATGTCGCAGAAATAAACGCAATTATGGAAAGAGACAGAGAAGGAATGAGACAAGATGCAAAAGCTCAAGCTCAAGGATTATTTACAAACAATGTCCCACAACAAAATATTTGATATTGAAGTAATTGTTGACGATATGGTTTATGTTGGTAAAGAGATTAAAGCAAAAAATAAAAATCACGCAATGCAAATTATGTCTGTAATGTCTGGCGGAGAAGTGACAGAAGATTCTGAAATAATTTATTACGAAGAAAGGACGGTACATTAATGAAAAAATATTTAAACAAATTTTGGTCATGGTTAGACAATCTAATGAAGCCAGCTCCTGTAATTAAAAAAAGAGGCAGACCTAGGAAAAAGAAATAATGGATAAGTTGAACCAAATTTTGCAAACAGGTGTAACCACACCCTATTCAAAACCACAACCAACTAACCGAACTGGTATTGCTGCTCCTCTTTCACCCTTGGATCTTGAAAAAATCAAAAAACAACAATACTCTCCAGATCCAGTTATAGCTAATTTACAAAAACTAGGTAGAGGAATAAAAGATTTTGTTGTCCCAGATACTCCTATGGATGCACTTGGTTTTATAGGCGCTCCAGCTAAAGCAGCTGCAACCGTTGGCTCTGGTTTGTTGAAAAGAGACGCGTTGCAGGATTTAAAAAATATTTTAGAAGATACAAAGCTCACAGATTTACAAAAGTACAAACTTGCACAAGAAAATCCAGCCATACTAAAAGCTGTAGATGATATGAATAAAATACCAGAAACCAGATTAATGCAAAATTACGGCACTCCAGAATTTACTGCAAAAAGATCTTTTGAATTTGGAAATAAAAAAATTACAGGTTATGAAAATGCAATTGATGAGCTTTATAAAGGAGGGAGAAGGCTTGCATATTTAGAAACGGGTAAAAAAATACCAAAAAATATAATGCAAAAAAATACAAGCTCTCAGAAAACGGCTAACATTGTAATAGGTCCTCCAGCGTCTGGCAAAAGCGCGATATCTAACCCTCTAGCAATTAAAAATAAAGCCACTATAATAGATTCAGACGAGGCTAAAAAAGTTTTGCCAGAATACCAGGGCGGTATTGGCGCAAACGCAGCACATCACGAATCTAAAATACTATCTAACAATGTTCTTGATGTTGCAATTTCAAGAGGAGACAACCTTGTGATACCAAGGGTAGGAGGTTCTCCAGAGGCAATGAAGTCTGAAATTATAAATTTAAAAAATAAAGGATATAAAGTAAATTTAGTTTTAACAGAAATAGATCCAGATTTGGCTTTGGTTAGAATGAATAAAAGGTTTGTAAAAAAAGGCCGCTTAATTGATCCTAAAACAGCAGAGGCGTACAAAGGTAAACCAAACATAACTTACGAAACTTTAAAAAAGGAAGGAATAGCAGATGGATATGGAAAAATTGATACAACAACTCCAATTGGGCAACCAAAAAAAGTCTATGAAGATACCGCAGGAATCTTTAAAGAAACAGGACTTTGATTATGACGCAATTGAGTTAGACGCAGATGCTGTGTCAAAAAGCGAGACATTTAGCAATATAGTAAAAAACGTAGTTTCAAGATATGATTAAGTTATGGCATTAACATATAGAGGCGAAAGATTTGCGGGTTACAACAAACCTAAAAGGACTCCAGGTCACAAAACCAAATCACACGCTGTTCTAGCAAAGTCTGGAGATAGAATTAAATTAATTCGCTTTGGTCAACAAGGTGTTAGTGGTGCTGGTAAAAATCCTATGACTGCTAAAGGTAAAGCTAGAAGAAAATCATTTAAAGCGAGACACGCTAAGAATATCGCAAAGGGTAAGTTGTCCGCAGCTTACTGGGCTAACAAAGTAAAATGGTAAGGAGATAATATGCCAAAAGGATTATACGCAAACATACATGCTAAAAGAAAAAGAATTAAAGCTGGTTCTAATGAGAAGATGAGAAAGCCTGGAACTAAAGGCGCACCTAAAGCTAGTGCTTTTAAAAAGGCAAAAAGAACAGCTAAAAAGAAGTGAAGTTTATAAGCTATCTTATAGACAAATTTTTAGAACGGTCATTCCAAAAAACAGAAGATAAACTATCTAAATCTAAATGAACGATGTTGTTACTCTAATAACCGAATTAGGTTTCCCTATAGCTGCGGCCATAGGTCTTGGCATGTTTGTTTGGAAACTTATAAACAGAATTATAGATGGCATGGAAACAAAATTAGATACCGTAGATGAAAAAGTTAATACATCATTAACGGCTATGGAAGGTAGACTAGGCACAAAACTAGACACGCAACATGGTATTCTTGTAGCATTGATAGATAGAGTTAGATCGCTAGATAATGAAATTATCAGACAAGACACTATGATAAAAACCATGCTTGGTGTACCACAATTGATAGACACCAACAAAATAGCAAAGGCAAGAAGAGATGACAAAAGGAAAGATTAGTTTATTAGTATTATGTTTATCTGTATCAGCAGATGAAATGGTGCATAAGTTTAAGTCACCATCGTTCTCTGGTGTTGGTACATCTGCACACTATCTAACTATAGAAAATCAAATGCACACCAGGAAGATGACGCTCAAAGCAGAGATAAAAGCATTACAAGATGAGATAGAAAGAGACAAAGAAAATACTACACTTGCTAGGTTTATCAGAAACTTAGAAAGTAGAATCTATGCACAGTTATCAAGACAACTAGTAGAAAACTTATTTGGTGAAACTGCAAGCACTAGTGGTATTTTAGAGTTAGAAGGTAACACTATAGAGTATAATGTTGTTGACGGTATAATAACTTTAACAATAACGGATTCTAATGGTGATACAACGACTATATCTTTGCCTATTGGCAACTTTACTTTCTAGTTGCGCGATAATAATAGATCCGTTAGAAAACAATTTACCACCCCTACAAAAAATAGAAAAGCCAGAGATAGGATCTTTGTTAGTTCCAGAACTCGCTAACATAAAAACAAATAACAAAACTAAACCAGTTGTAGCAATCTATACAGGATCATTCACAGACCAAACTGGTCAACGCAGAAGCAACAGCACATACGCAACCTTTTCATCTGCGGTAACTCAAGCACCAGATGCTTATTTAATCAGAGCATTAAAACATGCTGGTATAAATCATAATGGTTTCTTTGAAGTGGTAGAACGCGTAGGCCTAGACCATGTAACTAAAGAAAGACAAATCATTAGAAGCACCAGGCAGGAGTTTAAAAAAGACACCAAATTACAACCACTTATGTTTGCGGGTTTGATAATGCAAGGTGGCGTGATATCATACGAAAGTAACGTAAAGAGTGGTGGTGCTGGAGCTAGATACCTTGGAATAGGAATGTCTAGGCAGTACAAACAAGATACAGTTACCATCTCATTGCGTACCGTATCTGTGAGTACGGGTAAAGTATTACTAGAAGTGCTAGTAACCAAAACGATATTAAGTGCATCTATAGATCAAGATATCTTTCGTTTTATTAGTGATTCAACCGAACTAGTAGAAGTAGAGAACGGTTTAGTCAGAAACGAGTCAATCAATATAGCACTACAAACAGCGATAGAAACTGCTGTTTTACAAACTATAAAAGAAGGAACAAATAGAGGATATTGGAGTTATGAAGAATTTAAAACAATTGATTGCGACGATGATTGCGTTACCGCTATTCGCGGCTGACAACGAAATCTTTGTAGAACAAGCTGGTGCAACAGCAAACATAGACCTAGAGCAACTAGGTTCATCTAACATTATAGGCGGTCTAAATTCTATAGCTGGTACACTAACAGCATTAGATCTTGACGGTATTAATTTAACACTAGATATCAACCAAATAGGTAATACTAATAAATTTCTTGGTGATATCTATGGTGATAATGTAACAGGATTCTTTGAGTTTGACGGTGACAGTAATACATTTACTATACAAGCAGATCCAACAGATACTTATGGTATTAGTGGATCAGACTACAATGTTGATGTAACAGGTAGCTCTAACACATTTACACTAGATACTGGCACAAGTGCGTTAAGTGAAAACCTAGACTTAGATTGGATAATCAATGGTGACAGTAATACTTTTGATTTTGATATTAACTATGATGGTGCTACTAACTATGTTGATGTAGACGGGGATAGCAACACAGTAAACTTTACAGGAAGTGGATATGCGGGAGGATACTTCTATCTTGACCAAACAGGAAACAGTAGAACATTCAACATCATACAGTCATCAACTCTTGCTGCTGATTGGTTACAGATTAACTCTACTGGCAGTAACGGTACTGTTTGCGTCGTTCAAAGTGACGGCGGAACAACAACCAGCTGTTGATGTAGGAAATATATCTGAGCTAACTGGTTCAGCACAAGTTGTAAGAGATAAGCCATACCAGGCAACAGAATCTTTTGACATACAGCAAAACGATGAGGCTATTACATCTAATGGTCGTATGGCTATTACATTCTTAGATGATTCTAAAGTTAAATTAACTGAACACTCGCAACTAACTATAGACGAATATATCTTTGATCCTAACCCTAGCAAATCCAAAATGGCTATCACCTTTGGTCTTGGCACAGCAAGATTTATTACAGGTAGTTTAAATAAGATAGACAAAAATAATATAGATTTAAAAACGCCTACAGCTAACATAGCTATAAGAGGTACTGACTTTACGGTAACGGTAGATGAGACTGGTCGCAGTTTATTAATACTATTGCCTGATATCAATGGTTTATCTAGCGGTGAAATATTAGTAACTACAGCTATGGGTACAGTTACACTAAATAAACCTTACGAAGCTACAACTGTAGATGTATATGAAAAATCACCAAGCAAACCAGTCATACTAGATTTAACACTAGAGCTGATAGATAACATGCTTATCGTAAACCCGCCACAGCAAGAAAAGGTTACAGAAGAAACCATACAAACCAAAAAAGCAAACATATTAGACTTTGATGATTTAGATATAGATTACTTAGAAGAAGACTTTTTAGATTCAGAACGAGAGCTAGAGTTTACAGAACTAGATATAAATTATCTTGATGTGAACTTCTTAGAAGATTTGTTAGATGTAATAGACGCACTACAAGAAATACAAGAAGAAGATCAGTTAGCACAGGATGCTACATCAATTAACATTGTTGGTACAAAACTAGGTCAAGACCTGAACACGCAAATAACATCATACATAACTGGCGAAGTTCTAACGCTTATGCGTAGCGTAAACGATACAGCAAGAGTAGATATAGATTCATCTGCTAGTTACACAGTTATTTTTATACAAGATGGTGCATCTAAAGTTGTAAAAATAAATGGTGGTACTGGTAGCATTATTAAAATAACCCAAAGCAATTAATGAAACGTCTATTATTCATCATGCTTATAATACTAGTGTTGCCTTTGTTATATCAGTCAACACCGACAGAAATATTAAAGTTAAAAGTATTTGACTATCTAGTACCAGAGCAACAACCATCTGGTTACTTTACTATTTTAAATATTACAGAAGAAGATATAGCTAACGAAGGCGGTTGGCCGTTACCAAGAAAAAGACTAGGAGAAATACACACAGAGATAATGGCTAAAGGCGCAATAGGTGTTGGTTACGTTATAGGTTTTCCACAACCAGACCGCATGGGTGGTGATGCTTACTTTGCAGAATCATTAAAGTATGGCACTTCTGTTTTAGCGATGTTTGAGAATCCTAATGGTAATTATCCACCAACTACAGGAACTGTCATACTTGGTGATGATGTAGGTGGGATGACTACAAATGGTGTTATACAAAACATAAAGTTATTAACAACTTATGCACAGGAAGGGATTGCAACTGCGCCTACTGATGTAGATAACTTAGTAAGAAGAATACCGTTATTGTTAAGAACACCAGATGGTTATGTGCCTGCATTTGGCACAGAGGTATTGAAAGCATTGGTTGGTGCTGATACTTATATTATAAAAACAAATGATCTTGGTATAGAACAAATACGCGTCAAAGGATTGCCACCAGTTGCTACCGACAGTTTAGGTCGTAAGTGGATTAGCTGGGTAGACACACCACAAACCAATTTACAAGAAATGGATGTTGCTGGTAAGTTTGTATTTGTCGGCGTAACTGCTCCAGGCATCATGCCACAAATTGCAACTCCGACTGGATTATTAGAACCACACAAAATTCAAACAGCATTATCTGAGTCAATCTTGATAGAAAACTCGCCAAGGATTCCAAACTGGCATTTATCAGCCGAAATTTTGATTTTGCTAATTTTCGTGTCGTTGACGTGGCTTGTAATTAATTATCTCAGTATAGTTAAGGGCATAAGTCTCGCTATAATTTTCCTGTTCACCACGGGCTTCTTAGGAGCTTTTAGCGTTCAGAAAGGTATTTTGTTAGATTTTTCATGGACTTTTATCTCTCAGATACTAGTTTCTACAGTTGCTTTGTATTTAAGCTACAAAAAACAATATAAATTACGTCAACAGATAAAAAAACAATTTGAACATTACTTAGATCCAAGACAAGTTAAACAATTGCAAGACAATCCAAGCTTATTAAAACTTGGTGGCGAAAAAAAATACTGCACATTTTTATTTACAGATGTTAGAGGATTTACATCTTTGTCAGAAAAGTTAGAACCAGAAGAAGTTACCAAGATTATGAACAAGGCTTTAACCATTCAAGCAGATGCAGTTAAGTTTTATGATGGCATGGTAGATAAATATATTGGTGATGCAATGATGGCAATCTTTAATGCTCCGATAGATATACCAGATCACGAACAGGCAGCTGTTCTTTGCGCAAAAGAAATACAAGACAAAATTAAAATAGCTGATCTTGGTATTGAAATAGGCATAGGTATAAATACTGGAACTGCTGTTATTGGTAATATGGGTAGCGATACTAGGTTTGATTATTCTGCTATTGGTGATTGCGTGAATACAGCTGCAAGATTAGAGTCAGCAACCAAAGAGGTGGGTGTAGATATATTGATTGGCGAATCTACTGCAAATAAATTGCAAATTGAGTTAAAATTGTTAAAACCAATAAAAGTTAAAGGCAAAGAAAAACCTTTAGTTATTTATACAATATAGGAATAATTATGCCAAAAGGAAAAGGAACATACGGATCTAAAGTAGGTAGACCACCTAAAAAGAAAAAAGTAAAAAAAACTAAAAAGTGAAACCATCATCTGCAAAAGCCAAAGGGAGAGCTTTGCAACAATGGGTGGTAGATAAACTTGTTGAACTACTAGGATTTGATCCAGAAGATTTAGAATCAAGGCCAATGGGTTCTAATGGTGAAGATATCATCATGGGCGTGCAATCTCGCAAACAATTTCCATATTCAGTAGAGTGTAAAAATCAAGAAGCTGTAAATGTGTGGAAAGCTTATGAACAATCACAAGAAAACTGTAAAGATTACGAACCTTTGGTTATAATTAAAAGAAACAGAACAAAACCATTGGCATTGGTAGATGCTGAGTATTTTTTAAAACTACATAAAAAAGATGATTGATAAACTAATAGGACCAGTAGGTGACATTGTTAGCAAGCTAGTGCCAGATAAAGACTTACAAGCAAAACTAAACCATGAACTTAAAACAGAATTACATAAAGCGAATATGGCGCAGATTGAAATCAACAAGATTGAAGCTGGACATAAATCCTTATTTGTTGCGGGCTGGCGGCCCTTTGTGGGGTGGACTTGCGGTATTGCTATGTTATATCATTTTTTATTACAGCCTATTATTATATTTGGACTATCAGCAGCAGGACTATCATTTGACTTACCAACTTTTGACATGGGTTCGCTAATGACTGTATTAATGGGTATGCTAGGTCTTGGAGGACTTAGAACATTTGAAAAAACTAAAGGAGTTACAAAATGAGTTGGAAGAACTTTGTACTAGAAGAATTTGCTTGTAAGCATTGCGGTGAAAACAAAATAGAGCATGAGCTTGTTGATAAACTACAAGAACTAAGAACAGAGCTAGGATTTCCATTTAAAATAACATCTGGTTATAGATGCGCAGACCATCCTGTAGAAATTAAAAAATCAAAGCCTGGTACACATGCTTTAGGTTTAGCAGCAGACATAGGTGTTAGAGGCAAACAAGCATTAGAAATAATATCTAAAGCTAGAGACTTTGGATTTACTGGTATTGGTGTAAACCAAAAAGGTGGTGCAAGATTTATACATCTTGATATATCTAAAGATTCACAGGGTAGACCTAGACCACATATTTGGAGTTATTGATGGATCCATTAACGTATTGGAATATTATTATCACTTTAGTAATTGCTCCAATCATTCATGGTATCAGAACAAACGCGACAGAATTAAAAAGAGTTGATATACTACTCAATAAGACTCGCGAAGAAGTTGCAAAAGATTATGTAACTAAAGTTGAACTAACAATTAGTATAGATAGAGTTATAGATCGTTTAGATAAGCTAGACGAAAAAATGGATAAATTAATTACAGGTTAATATGAGCAAAGGTGCTTTTCAAACAAGACTAGGTCAAATGGGAGAAATCCCTAACTTTCAACAAACTCCTCCAATGGCATACTCTGGTAATTATTTTATGCCACCAAAGCCAAACTATTTACCAATAGAAAAACAGTCAATGGCTAGAGTACAACAACCAATGTCTATACAGCAGCCTATTGCAAACATTATGGCAGAAGGCAGTATGCAACAGCCAATGGCTCAACAACCCTCGTTCCAACAGCAAGTGCCTTCATTGTTAAGTCCACCAGAAATACCAAGACAGCCAATACAAACACAACCACAGTCTTTATTACAAACACCTGGTATTGGTATAGAGAAGCCAACGCAATATGATAGGGCATCTTCAAGAATATCTTTACCACCAATTAACTCATATAGATAATGTCAGTAACACACGAAGAAGCTGTAAAAGCTGAACAAGCACGATTATTACTTGAGTCAGATGTTTTTAAAGAAGCAACTGAAAATCTTAAAAACGAATACATCACTCACTGGTTAAACTCCAGAGACATTGGTGATGTCAACATAAGAGAAGACTTACACAGGTCTTTATTACTACTACCAGAGGTTGAAAGACATCTGCGTATCATGGCAGAGAAAGGAAAGCTTACAAAAGCGAACATCAACAAAATTAGAAATATTGGTTAATACTTTCCTTTTTACACATTCTTGATATAAAATACTTATAAATACATATAAGGAGTATTTATGAGCAATAACGGAAAACCGACTGCTTTACAAAGCGACACAGATTTAGCTGCGTCTGTTTTTGAAAGCATACTAACACCTGAAGAGGATAATGTTGAAGATGCAGTCGAAGAACAAGATGTAGCAGAAGAAGAGGTCATTGAAGATGATTCTGAGTTTGTTGAAGATGAAATAGATCAAGAAATTATAGATGAGTTGGAAGATGACGAAGAAGTTGAAGAAGAACAAACAGACGTTGAAGAGGAAGCTCCGCAACTTCAAACATTTACTGTAAAGGTAGATGGCCAAGAGGTAGAAGTCACGCAAGAGGAACTCATCAATGGATATTCTCGTCAGCAAGATTATACGCGTAAAACTCAAGAACTCTCTCAACAGCGTAAAACTATTGAGCAGCAGCAAGCAGAGTTAGAGCAAAGAGATGCGATCTATTCGCAGTTATTACCGAAAATGGAAGCCCAATTAAAGGGTGTTTTAGGTGAAGAGCCAGACTGGCAACGATTATATGAAGATGATCCAGTTGGTTATGTAAGAGAAAAACAGCTTTGGGATGAACAAAAGCAAAAGCTAGAAGCTGTCCAGGCTGAACAACAAAGACTTCAACAGGAGTCATTTGCTGAACAGCAGAAACTAATTCAACAACAAGTTGAAGAAGGACAGACTAAGTTGCTTGAGGTTATTCCAGAATGGCAGAACCAAGAGGTTGCCAATAAAGAAAAAGCTGAAATTGCAAATTACGCAACCAATGTCTTGGGATATACCCAAGAAGAGATTAACTCTGTATATGACTGGAGAGCTTTACTTGGTTTAAGAAAAGCATGGTTAAGCGATAAAATCGCTGAAACTGTTAAGAAGAAACCAACACAAAAAGCACCAGCTAGAGTTGCAAGACCTGGTACTACAAATAAACGAAAAACGGTAAGCTCTGCTAAGAAAGCAAAACAACGATTAGCGCAGACTGGCAAAGTACGAGATGCAGCTAAAGTTTTTGAACAATTATTATAAACTTTTAAATATAGGAAAATATCATGGCCGAAATTAACAATGTATTCAGTACATTTGATGCAAAAGGTAACAGAGAACAGTTAAGCAATGTTATATATAACATTTCTCCAACAACAACACCTTTTATGTCATCAATTGGAAAAAACTCAATTAAGAACGTAGTTTTTAATTGGCAAACAGAAGCACTACCAACAGTAAATGCTACTGGTGAAATTGAGGGATTCAGATTAGATCAAAACACATCTGCTTCTACTCCAACAGAAAAGAAAATAAATGTTGCAATGATTTCAAAAAGAGACGCAACAATATCTGGTTCTCAGGAATCAAGTGATCCAGCTGGTAAAAGATCAGAAATGGCACACCAATTAGCTATTATGGCTAAAGCTTTGAAAAGAGATATGGAAACAGCTCTTTGTCAAAAAGGTGCTAAGACAACTGGCGATTCTACAACAGCTAGAGTAACTGGTGGTTTTGAGTCTTGGATTACATCTAACGCTTCAAGAGGAACTGGCGGTGCAAGTGGTGGTGACGGTGTTGCTCCAACTGACGCAGCAACTGGCGACAGAAGAGCTTTAACTGAACCTTTATTAAAGTCAGTTTTACAATCTTGCTTCCAAAACGGTGGTGAGCCTTCACTAGCAATTTGTGGTCCAGTTAACAAGCAAGTTATTTCTGGTTTCACAGGTAGAACTTCAGCTAGACAAATGATTGATGCAAACACAGTAGAGGCTTCTGTTTCTATTTATGCTTCAGACTTTGGCGAGCTAAAAATCGTACCATCTAACTTCAGTAGAGATAGATCATTGCTTTTAGTAGATCCAGAATATGCTAAAGTTTCTTACTTAAGAGACTTTAAAACAGTTGATATGGCTACAGTTGGCGATGCTCAGACAAAATTACTTTTAGTTGAGTATGGTTTGGAAGTAGGTAACGAAGCTGCACACGGCATCGTTGCTGACTTAACTACTTAATATAGTTAGTCAATAACTTTAAGGGATGTTTCGGCATCCCTTTTTTTTGTGCTAAAATTAAGCATGGCAAAAACCACAGTAATAGATCATAAAAAAAACTTTAAATCTGTATTTACAACAGAGGATAATAAGTTTATATACCATACTAAACAGGACGTTAACCCTACTTTAGAATATGTAAAACAATTGTCTGAACAGACACCAGGTAAAGATCTTAGGCATATAGCAGAAGTTCCAATGGTTGTATACCAACAAGCCTTAAGAGAAGGTTGGGCGCAAGATTCTGCAAAATGGAAAGACTGGTTAAACCATTCAGACAACAAACCATTTAGAACATGGAAAGGTAAAGTATGACATACAACGAGCTAAAAACTAATATTGCTAATTTCTTAAACAGATCTGATTTAACCAACCAATTAGATTTTTTTATTGATGCAACAGAAGCAGAGTTTAATAGAAGATTAAGAAATAAAGATATGGTAAAAAGGGCTACTGCAACAGCAGACGGTCAGTATTTATCATTACCAACTGATTGGCTAGAAGCTATTAACGTACAAATAGAAGGCAACGATTTTAGCCCAGTGTTTCAACAGTCTATAGAATCAATGGATGTTTATAGAAAAGGAAATGGTAATGTTACAGGACAGCCCATTTACTACGCTTTGGTAGATAACACAATTGAATTAGCACCTACACCAGACTCAAGTTATACGTTACAATTAACATACTACGGCTCTATAGATGCTTTGAGTGATACGAATACAACGAATTTTATTTCTACATCATATCCAGACGCATACCTATATGGTGCTTTAAAACACGCATCTATCTATCTTATGGAAGATGATAGAGTTGCTTTATTCACATCACAGTTTGAGAAAGCTTTAGAAGAGATGCGAATGGAACAAGAGAAGGCTGAATTTGGTAAAGGATCGTTAATCCAAAGACGAAGAACTTATGGCAAGTCAGGCAGAAATACTTATATTTTTAAAAATAATTAGGAGAACAGAATGGCAGGATTTAGTGATTATTTAGAAGACAAGGTTCTAGACCACGTCTTTGGTGGCAATGCTTATACAGCACCCTCAACATTATATGTTGCTTTATACACAGTAGCACCAACTGACACAGGCGGTGGAACTGAAGTATCTGGTGGCGGTTATGTAAGACAGTCAGGAGCATTTACTGTATCTGGTACTAACCCAACTACAGCTAGTAATACAGCTGCTATAGAATATCCAACAGCTACAGCAAACTACGGAACAGTCGTTGCAGTTGGTATCTTTGATGCCTCATCATCAGGTAATTTGTTAGCATATGCAAACTTAACTACATCAAAAGTTGTTAGTACAGGAGATGTATTTAGATTCAATACTGGTGATTTAGACGTAACACTGGCTTAATATCATGGCCAGTATAGGCTATAACAAAGGCTACTACTCAAGATCAAAGTATAACGATCTTGCTATACAAGCCGAAGCAACCATATCAGCAACTAGCGGATTTACCGCAGTTGGAACACAAATAGATGTACCTACAGCAGTCATACAGGCTGTTTCAGGATTTACTGCAACTGGTACACAGATTGACAGAGCAGTTGCAACTATTAGTGCTGTATCAGGTGCTAATGCAATAGGCAGAAAAACGCATGGTGCTAATGCAACGATTGCAGCAGTATCAGACTTTGACTCACAAGCATTTATAACCGCAGCAGGTTTCTCAACCATTGCACAAACATCAGGCTTTGATGCAACAGGTAGAGCAACATTTGCAGCCGCATCAACGATCAACCAAACCAGTAGCCTTGTCGCTGTTGGTGGTCTAAAATGGGAAGATATAATTGTTCCAGACGATACATGGACAGATCAGATAGTTGCAAGTGCAACATGGACAGATCAAAGTAACCCATCAACAAATTGGACTGAACTAGACAAACAAGAGGCAGCTTAAATGGCAGATACATATACAACTAATCTAAACTTAACAAAACCAGAACCAGGTGCGGCAGAAGATACCTGGGGTATTTCGCTTAACGCAGACTTAGACTCTCTTGATGCAATCTTTGGTTCAGGTGGTACAGCAGTATCTATGGGTGCTGTTACCTTGGATGGGTTGACTGTACAAACTACACAAGGCGATATAGCCATCGCAAACTCAGCATCATCATTAAACTTTACAAGAGCAGGTACAAATTACATAAGAGCAACAGATGCAGCAGGTCATTTTAAATTTATTACTGGTGCTAATGATTTTGCAACACAAAGATTAAATATAGCATCTAACGGAGACATCTCTTTCTATGACGATACAGGCTCAACGCAAGGTTTATTTTGGGATGCTAGTGCTGAGAGATTGGGTATTGGGACTACGAGTCCAACAGCACCCTTAGAAGTTTCAGGAAATATAATTGCAACAGGAAATTTAATTAGTTATGTATCTACAAGTTCACCAATTATATATGGTGGCTCAACAGCTTTAGAACTTAAATCAAATACTGGTGAACTTTTTGCTAAGTTTTTAAATAACGGTGCAGCAGAACTTTATTACGATAACAGTAAAAAACTAGAAACGACTAGCACAGGCATAGACGTAACAGGAACAGTTACAAGTGATGGTTTGACTGTTGATAGTGGCACCGCATCAACTACAGCTGCAACATTTAGCAGTGACCTTTCTAATACATGGTTGCGTTTAGAATCTGGAGCAGATTCAGGGGTTTATCTAGGCAGTAATTCTGGAACTTTTAGATTATTAACCAACACGACTAATAGATTAGCAGTTGATGGTAATGGTGACATCTCATTCTACGATGACACAGGAACTACCCAAGCTTTATTCTGGGATGCTAGTGCTGAAAATTTATTTGTAGGTGGAACTAGCACCACAAATGCACAAAGTTGGGGTAGGCAAATATCATCTATTAATAGCGGTACTAATGGTGCTGCTTTAACATTAAAAGATTCTAATGGTGAATATCAGTTAGCAAGTTATGCAAATAAATTTTATTTATCGCAAGGTGCAAATACTCGTTTCTTTATTAATTCATCAGGCTCAGTTGGAATTGGCACAACTTCGCCAAACGCTAATCTTCATGTTTTGTCTTCAGGTAATGGTGAAATAGAAATAGAAAGAGCTAGTGGTGCTTTAATTAATTTACAAGCACAATCTGCAAGAGGTGTTATAGGTACAGACACAAACCATGAACTACAATTAAAAACTAATGGTTCAGGCAGAATGACCATCAGTACTGCTGGAAACGTGGGACTGGGCAACACAGCACCAGCCAAAAATTTACACATAACAGATTCAAGTTCACCGACTATAAGGTTTTCAAGAGACAACTCTTTTTATTGGGACATAGGGCATACCAGTAGCGATTTCCAGTTTATATCTGAATCAGGTGGCACAGTTCTGCACATGAATTATGATGGAAACGTTGGAATTGGCACTGATTCGCCAAGTACAAAACTACATGTAAAAACTGATACTGATGGCGATGGTATCAAAATACAACGTAACAGCACCACGGCAGGAACTTATGGTCAATTAGGTTTTAGTACTAGCACAAATGATGCAGCAAATCCTAACTTATGGATTCGTGGTTATAGAGGTTCTACATACACAGATAATTACATGACATTCGGTACAGGTGGTAATACTGGTAGTGAAGCACTCAGAATAGATAGCAGTCAACGTGTTGGAATAGGCACAACTTCGCCAAGTGAGAAACTACATACTCAAGGTTCTACAAATGGAATTATTGCTAATAAAATTGAAAATACAAACTCTGGAACATCAGCAAGAGCAGATTTAATTTTAAGTGGCGATGCAAATGATGTAAGGCTTGTTGCCACATCATCTACTTATACAGGTGTAGCAAGTTGGACAGATGCAGGAATATTAAGTACTGGCTCAACAACAAGTGGCGGTCTTATTTTTAATTCACAAACAGGTGGTATTAAATTTCAAACAGCAACTACAGAACGCATGAGAATAGACTCATCAGGAAATGTTGGCATAGGAACTGCGAGTCCTGACCATATTTTATGTATAGAAGGTACAGAACCTACATTTAGAATATTTGATGCAGCTAATACACTTAACCAAGAACAAACTATTGCATTTGGCACAGAACCCGGAAATAGAACACATGCTGAAATAGCTGGTATTAATACAAATACTGGAAATGCTGCGGGTGCTTTATCTTTTAAAACTAATAGCGGTGCATCTTTAACAGAAAGAATGCGCATTGATGATTCAGGCAATCTGTTGGTGGGAACTACTACAGCTCCAAACACTCTTTTGGGAGCATCATCAACACAAGGAGTAGCATTTAATGGTGGGCAGGGGTATTTAGTTGCAGCAGCAAGTGGACAAGCAACTGCATATTTTAATCGCCAAACGAGTGACGGAACTATTGCAGAGTTCCGCAAAGACGGCACAACAGTTGGAAATATCGGCTGTCCAGATGGTGCAAACGGTTCACAATTAGTTATAGCTGCTGGAACAAATGGAACTAATACTGGTGTTGGATTACGTTTTACCTCTTTCACAGTTACGAATATTATACCGTGTTATGATGATGGTAGTTCAGCCGATAATCTAATTGATTTAGGTAACTCAGGTGCTAGATTCCAAGACATATACGCCACCAACGGAACTATCCAAACATCAGACATAAACGAAAAACAAGACATAGAAGATTTATCAGAAGCAGAAACTAGAGTTGCAGTTGCAGCTAAAGGTTTACTTAAAAAGTACAGATGGAAGTCTGCTGTAGCTGATAAAGGTGATGATGCTAGAATACACTTTGGTATAATGGCTCAAGATTTACAAGATGCGTTTACAGCAGAAGGCCTTGATGCAGGTGACTATGGTATGTTTATATCTAGCACCTGGGAAGATGATGACGGGGTTGAACAAACTAGGTTAGGAGTCAGGTATAATGAACTCCTAGCATTTATAATTGCAGCAATATAGGAGAAATATAACATGGCAAATACATACACATGGGATTGCAAAACAGTAGACGTTTATCCCACATACGAAGAACACAGTGACACAGTTTACAATGTGCATTGGAGATTAAACGCTGAGAGCAGCGAGACACACGAAGTAGATGGTCAAGAAGTACCATATACTGCTAGTGTTTATGGCACACAATCATTATCACTTGATGATATTGGCTCAGACTTTATACCCTTTGCAGACTTAACCAATGCAACAGTTACTGGTTGGGTAGAAGGTATTATGGGTGAAGAGGAAGTAGCAAACTTAAAGTCTGCTTTAGACTCTAAAATAGCTGAGGAGATAACACCTACCACTGAAACAAAAACTATAGGATCTTAATATGGAAAGCTTAATACAGATAATTGTCGTAACAGGCGTAATATTGTTTATAATATATAAAAAGAAACCAGAATGGATTGAGTTGATAAAATCCAAATTTAAGAAGTAAGCATCATGGCAGATACCTATACCACTAATTTAAACCTTAGAAAACCACAAGTAGGAGGCGCTACTAACGAGTGGGGAACAAGATTAAACAACGATTTAGATTTAATTGATAATATCTTTGCAGACGCTGGTAACGGTACTGGCGTTGGTTTAAATATTGGTAGCAGTAAAACCTTAACAGTAGCAGGAACATTAACCTCTACTGGTACAGCATCTTTTACAACTATTGATGTAAATGGCGGTGCAATTGATGGATCTCCAATCGGTGCAAATTCAGCATCAACTGGGGCGTTTACTACTTTATCAACAACTGGTTTAGCTACATTAGCTACAGTAGATATAAACGGTGGCGCAATAGATGGTACTGCTATCGGTGCTACTACAGCCTCAACTGTTGCAGCAACTACAATAACAGGAACTACTGTAACTGCTAGTGGTAATGTAAATACTACTGGTGGCGAGCTACAGATTAATGGTACTAACGTACTAGAAAAGGTATATCCAGTTGGATCTATTTATATCAACGCAAGTGTAAGCACCAATCCAGCAACATTGCTTGGCTTTGGTACTTGGGTAGCTTTTGGAGCTGGTAAAGTTATAGTTGGTTTAGATTCTAGTGACACAGATTTTGATACAGCAGAAGAGACTGGCGGTGCTAAAACTCATACATTGACAACTAGCGAAATACCATCACATACGCATACTACAACAATAGGCGTTGCATCTGGTGGCTCTGCACCAGGTGCATTAGAAAACAGAACACCAACAGGCGGTGTTGATTACACTTCAAGTTCAACAGGCGGTGGACAAGCGCATAACAACTTACAACCCTACATAGTTGCTTATATGTGGAAACGTACAGTATAGGAGCTGACAATGGCCCTATACCCAATCACACCACCCGCAGGAATAGTAAAAAACGGTACTGACTATGCCAACAAAGGACGTTGGGTAGATGGTGATTTAGTACGTTTTGAAAACGGTTATCTAAAACCTATTGGTGGTTGGACAAACTTTGAAAACACTACCTTAGCAGGTACACCAATAGCTATGTATTCTTATAGAACCAATGACGGAGAAAAAGTTTTAGCAGTTGGTACAAGAACAAAAGTTTATGTATTTTATGAAGATGCTTGGATAGATATAACACCATCAGGTTTTGTGGGTGATTCTGTCAACACTTCAACTGGTTACGGTACATACGATTATGACGAAGAGAATTATGGAGTTGCCAGGTCAGCATCTACACTTGCATTAAAAGTAGATCATTTTTCATTTGATAACTGGGGAGAGCATTTAGTCTTCTGTTGTTCTAGTGACGGTAAGATATACCAATGGAGGCCAAATGCAGGCTCAGGTTCACCAGACACTATAGCTACACAAATTAGTAATTCTCCAATAGGCTGTCAAGCTATTATAGTTAGCAATGAAAGACATTTAATAGCCATAGGATCATACACAGATCCAAGAAGAGTATCTTGGTCAGATAGAGAAGATAACACTAACTGGACATCTACTGCTAGAAATACAGCAGGTGATCTGCAAATACCAACAGGCGGTAGAGCTTTATACGCAGTTAAATGGCAGAACGATATTATTATATTTACAGATGTTGGTATTAATAGACTTTATTATGTAGGCTCACCATTTGTATATGGAATACAAGATGCTGGTGTAAGTTGTAAAGCAATCAGTCCAAGAGCAATAGCATCATCTGGTAGCTTTTTATCTTGGATAGGTGAAAATTCATTCTTTACATTTGATGGTAAGCTAAGAGAACTTAAATCAGATGTACATGATTTTATCTTTGACAACATAAGAGTTAGCAACCAAGAGAATACTTTTGGTACACACAACATAGACTTTAATGAGATTTGGTGGTTTTTCCCAGTTGGCGATGATTACCAATCAACACCAAACAAATATGTTATTTGGAATTACTTAGATAATGTATGGTCAATAGGATCAATGGATAGAGGTTGTTGGGTAGACCAAGGTGTATTTGATTATCCGTTATCATGTGATTCAAACGGTAATGTGTATGAGCATGACAAAAGAGTTTTATTTAATTCACCAGGCATAGGAACGCAAGTACCATTTTGTGAAAGCGCCCCCATAGAAATAGGCAATGGCGATAGAGTGGTGCAAGTTAATCAGATTATTCCAGATGAAGAAGCAGCAACATTACCAGGTATCACAGTAGGATTTAAAGGTAAGTTCACACCACTTGGCGCAGAAACAGATTTCGGTAACTTTACTTTTGAAACTGATGGTTATGATGGTTATACAGATGCAAGGTTTAGTGCAAGACAAGTATCTATGAAAGTAACAGGATCACTAACTCAAGATTTTCAAGTTGGTAAAATAAGAGTAGACGGCAAACCAAGAGGTAGAAGATGATATCACCAGAAAGCAAAAGCCAGTACATACAACAGGTTACTAATGCAAAGGTAGATTTAAACTCCACTAACTTAACTACTATATATACAGCACCATCAGGTGATGAGTTTGATTTTGCAATTATAGAATCCATTTTAGTATGCGACCATGGCAACCAACAAACAAACGTAGACTTATCTATTACTTCTGGATCAAATGTATTTCATATATTTAAAGAACACAACATAACCGCACACGCAACAGATGAATTATTAACCAGAGACTTAGTATTAAAAGCTGGTGAAATATTAAAGGCACAAGCTAACCATACAAATTTAAACATAGTAGTAAGCCTAGTAGAGTATGCAAAAGGCGATTAATGAAAGCTGGCAAGAGGAATGGATAAGAACCAAACCTCTTATAGCAAAAGCGGTTAAACATCAAGATGCCTATACAATTGATGACATAGAAGATAAAATAAGAGAAGGAATATTCCTACTTTGGGCTAGCAATAATGCAGCATTTGTAACAGAGTTTGTAGTATTTCCACAGCACACCGCAATGAATTTACTTTTTTGTGGTGGTGACTATAAAGAGTTAGAGGCGATGTTGCCACACATAGAAGAGTACGCAAAAAAATGTGGAGTCAAAAGACTTTACGGTGGTGGCAGAAAAGGATGGACAAGAAAGCTTAAACATCTTGGATTTGTAACAGAACATTTAATTAGAAAAGATTTATGAGTAAAGGAAAAACAAAAACAGAAACCACGGCAACGCTACCAGATTGGCAAAAAGATGCTTATCAAGACTATTTAGCTAGAGCGCAAGAAGCTGCCGACATACCATTCCAGGGCTATACTGGAGATAGGTTTGCTGGTTTATCACCAGAAGAGTTACAAATGGGTGCTGGTATACAGGGTTTGTTTGGTAGTGCATTTGGTGGCTTTGATCCTACTGGACAGCTACAACAATTAGCTGGTCAACAAGCTCCACAGTTAGGCGATGTCCAATCTTTATTAGATGTAGATATTGGCGCGTATCAGTCACCTTATCAACAACAAGTTATAGATCTAACAGAACAAGACTTTGCTAGGCGTAGAGACTTACAACAACAGCAAGCACAAGATGTGGCAATGCGATCTGGTGCATTTGGTGGATCAAGAGGAACTATATACGAGCAAGAAGCATTGAGACCTTTACAAGAACAAGAAGCTAGAACAGTTGCAGGTTTACGACAGTCAGGATTCGAGCAAGCGCAAAGAGCTGCTGAGTCTGACATAGCAAGACAACAACAGATGGCTATGCTCGCGCCCGAGCTGGAGCTAAGAAGCAGACAACAACAAGCTGGACTCCTGGGTGGTTTATTAGGCGGACAAACGCAAGCACTAGGATTACTTGGTGGTTACGGTGGTTTGGCTAGAGGACTAGAGCAACAAGGCAGAGACTTTGACTTCAGCGAGTTTATGAGACAACAACAATACCCAGCATATCAATTAGGATTGTTTGGACAGGGTATACAAGGTATGCCAGCATTAATTGGTAGTAACAAAGTTGAAGAAAAATTTGGATCACCATTGGGAACCCTAGGCGATGCAGCAAAATTAGCAGGAGCTTTGGCATCTGGTGGATATTTTAACCCAGCTGCACCATCAGACGAAAGATTAAAAGAAAACATAAAGAAAATTGGTAAGTCTAAAAATGGACACAACCTATATACATGGGACTGGAATGACAGGGCCAAAGAACTTGGTGTGAACAGTCCAACAACAGGTGTAATAGCACAAGAAATAATAAAATATATGCCAGAGGCGGTTACTAAACACGCTGATGGTTATTACATGGTTAATTACGGAGCTTTGTAAATATCATGGGAATAGGAAAACCAAAAACACCCTTAACGCAAGAGGAATACGATCAAGCAATTGCAAAACAAAGAAGACTTGGTATGGCGCTTTCTGCAACAGGAACTGCGTTAAAAGGCGGAGATCCTTTTGCAACAGTATCTGGTATACAAAAGCAATATGCAGCAGAAGATGCAGAAGATGCAAGAATTAGAAATGAAAGAAGTTTAAACGCAGCAATTGATGCCCTGGACATTCCAGAAACACAAAAGAATTTTTATAAACAACTAAGTACGCCATTGAAGTCTCAAGCAGTAATGCAGTCTTTTAAACAACAACCCAGGAAAACAGTTCAGCAAGGCGGTATTCATTATTATGTTGATACAGGCAAGCCTGTATTAGACGTAGACACTCCCGCGGACGAGGTAGATGACACAGCTGCAATACAAAACTATTTATTTGCGCAAACAATTACAGATCCTGTTAAAAAAAATCAGTTTTTGGCTATAACTGGCGCTTCAAAATTTGATCCAGACGTCGTGGGAAAAGTTGAAGAGTCAAGACAAAAAGCTAAATCTGGTGGTTTACTCTTAACTCCTGGAGAGAAAAAACTTGACGACAGATTTACACAAACAGCAGAAAAATGGCTCGCCAGCGGATCTGCTCAAGCAGATGCAAACTTAGCTAACATAGAAAACAAAATTGCTAGATTATATTCTGGCGAGGAAAATTTGTCTGGCCCTGGATTTGCTTTTATTCCAGAAAGATTAAGGCCTGTACTAGCTCCCGCGGCTGCTGGATTTTTAGATGATATAAGTGAGCTTACATATCAATCATTAAGGGAAACTTTAGGTGCGCAATTTACTCAAAGAGAAGCTGAAAGACTTGTAAATACCAGTTTTAATATAAGTCTTCCAGAAGAGCAAAATGTAAACAGGTTACAAAGACTTAAAGCAAAATTAGAGTCAATTAAACAAAATAGAAATAACCAGGTTGCTTATTTTATGGAAAAGGGAACACTTCAAGGCTATGAAAAAGATGATGTAACTTTTGATAGCATCCTGGATTCAGTATTGTTTGATGAATATAAATCCATGACAAGCGAAGAGGTGCTTAATAGATATAAAGAAGCTCCTACTACAGAGGAAAAACAGTCTATTTTAAGATATGCAAAACTATTAAAAGAACAAGAAAGCGGAGGACGATAATATAAATGTCTTTATATGATGATCTTTTAAAAGTACAGGAGGTTGAAGAGGTTGTCGCTACAGCACCTAGAGTTGAGCAACCAATCTTAAAACAGGCTATACAAAATTTACCAGGAAGCACATTACAACTTGGTAAAGATATAGTAACCCCATTATTACAACCCATAACAACAGCAAAATCAGTTTATGCGTTAGGAAAAGGAATAGTTGAATTAGCCATACCTGGAGAGCAAAAAGATGAAAAAACAGCCAGGGCTGTAGGTCAATACTTTGCAAATAGATATGGTGGTTTAGAAAATATAAAACAAACTTTTGCTAAAGATCCTGCTGGTTTTTTAGCTGACGCATCAGTTGTATTAACAGGTGGAGCTACTATTGCAGCAAAAGCACCAAAATTAGCTGCTACAGCAGAAAAGGTTGGTAAGGTTGGACAAGCCATAGATCCAGTAAGATTATCATTAAAAGGCGCACAAAAGGTTGCTGGCCCTGTAAGCACCGCAGCAAAAGAAACTTTAGGATTAACAACTGGCGTGGGATCAGAAGCGATAGGCCAAGCTTTTAAAGCTGGTGCAACAGGCGGATCTGCTCAAGAAAGATTTATAAGAAACATGCGAGAAGATACAGGGCAATTGGATGTTGTTGATAGAGCATTTGTTGCTTTAAAAGACATGGGATCTCAAAGAGCTGCTGAATATACAAGTGGTATAAAAGGATTGAAGCTTGCGGAACAACCCATAGACTTTGCACCAATACAAAAACAAATGAGCGAGCTTTTCGCTGATTCTTTTTATGAAGGCATACCAAAATACGACACTCCTACAATCAAAAAATTACAAGATGTAAAAAATGTTGTTGATGAGTTTGCATCAAATCCAAAAACCCATACCGCAGAAGGTTTAGATATATTAAAAAGAAAAATAGACGATTTATATCCATTACAAGCAAAAGCAAAGGGTGAGCAAAGAATTGTTGCAGACATAAGATCTAAAGTAAAAAATGAAATTTTAGATCAAGTACCAGGATATGCAGATGTTATGAGGCCTTATGAAGAGGCGTTAAACTTAGAAATACAACTAGCAAAAGAATTGTCATTAAATAAAAAAGGTGCAGCTGGAACTACTTTAAGAAAATTACAGTCAACGATGAGAAATAATGTCAACACATCTTATGGCAATAGATTGGATATGTTAAATAAATTAGATCCAGATCTTTTACCAGATCTCGCTGGACAAGCTTTAAGTGAGTTCCGACCAAGAGGTTTACAGGGTGCAGTTGGCTCTGGAACAGCCATAGCATCATTTTTCGAACCAGGATTGGCAGCAACCTTACCTTTTCAATCACCCAGGCTTATGGGTGAGGCTGCGCTAAAAGCAGGGCAAACAAGAAGAGCATTTGGTGCAATTCCTCCTCAAGCCGTGTTGCCAACAGCCAGGGCATCAAGACTTGGTTCTGCAATAGGTAGAGAACAGGAAGAGCAAATGTCTCCAGAAGATTTACAAAGGTTGGAGTATTTAAACAGCTTACTGAATTAGCCAAATGTCCCGCCAATCAGAAAGAGTTGGCCGATCTGGAGAATATTTAGTAGCCTCGGTGCTTTCTGCTTTTTCTGACACCGTTACCGTGATGCCACACGGATCTAAAGCCGACATCATCTTTGAGGTTGGCCAGACTCTTTACAAGTGCCAGGTCAAAACACAAAAACAAATAGAGAAAGCTAGAAAAAACTGGCGGTTTGATTTGCGTTGTGGTTCTCATTCCAAAAATAGGTTTTATAATAAAGGTGATATAGATGTTTATGCTTTGGTTGCGTTAAACTGTCAGAAGGTAATATTTTCTTTCCCTTGTGGTAAAAAACAGATAACCATTGAAGACAAAGATATCCAAGCAACAGATTCGTTGCAAAATACAGAAGATCTATTTAAAGAGCTTCAATGTCAACAGACACCATAGGATCTTTGTAATGTGTTACAGAGTTTATACCTAAAGATATTAGATACTCAGCCACTTCATGCGGTTGTTTCTGTTCATTCTTACAAAAATCTTTAAACTTTCTAGCAAGATGTTTGTTTACATATATTGGTTTTCTTCCGTTTCTTTCTTCGTATATTGGATCATTAAATTGATCAAAATTCATAATCTTCTCACTTATTTATTGTTACCTCCACGGAGTAAGCCCCAATGTTGTTACCATCATTGTCTACTCCATGCACCATTTCTAACTCAAGATCTATAAAGTGTTTTGCTTTTAATAGATCTTTTATTTTATCTTGACTGTCACCCTTGCTTCTAGTTATATACTTTAAGCAACTTCCCAAGTTATAAGATAAATTGTTTGCATAAATATAATCAATAGGCTGTATTCTTAATTTGTTATAATGTTCACCACCTACCTGGTTATTGGTTGCAAGTCTATCTATAGATTGGTCCCATTCTTCTGGTGTTATGTTGTCTATACTCATAATATTTCCTTTTTTATATTTTATACTTGTTTCTTCGTAGAAGAGAGTATATCATAATGCAACTGAACACAAAAAGGAATAAAAAATGAGTAATAGTGAAAAAAAGTTTATTGATACCAAGCAATTAGCTGAACGCTGGATGCGATCTCCAAGAACCATAGAGAACTGGAGAAACAAAAAAATGGGACCTAACTATCTAAAACTAGCTGGTAAAGTTGTTTATGATATAGAGGAGATCCTAAAAGAAGAAGAGAAAGCAAAGGTATCTAATGAAGCACGCTTTACTTAGCCCATCTTCAGCTGATAAATGGACTAATTGTCCAGGCATGCCTAAGTTAGCTGCTAAAGTTAACTACCAAGTTGGCGTACCTGCGGCGGTAGGAACATTAATACACTCCATGACAGAACAACTGCTAAAGGGTTTTTTGGTAGATGTTAGTTTAGAAGATTATTGGTTAGGTAAAAAAGAATTAGTTGAGGATTTTGAAATAGAGGTAGATCAAGACATGATAGATTGCGCAAAAGTCTATGTTGATTATGTTCAAAATCGTACCAAAGAAATTGACGGGAGACTGCTTGTTGAACAAAAGGTTAGACTGGAAGAGATTTCAGATAACTTATATGGTTATGCTGACGCGCTAATCGTAACCCCTAAGAGAATGTGCGTTATCGACCTTAAAACTGGTAAGTTTCCTGTCAGTCCAGATAACAACAAACAAGCTATGATATACGCCCTAGGCGCATTATCAAGATACGGTAGTGAAGATACTGAAGTAGAAATTACTATCGTACAACCAAGAGCAACATGGGGCGGTGGCCCCATCAAGACATGGCACACAACCGCTGAGTTTTTAGTGGATTGGGCCTACGATTTCTTACAGCCCGCAGTTGCTGCGTGTGAAGAGGAAAACCCTAAATATGTATTTGGGGATCATTGTCGCTGGTGTAACGCAAGAAGCATCTGCGATTTATATAAACTTAATAACAAGGAAAAAAAATGAGCAATAATGAAGAAGTAAAAACCTTTAGCTTTGAAGAAGGCGGTAAGCAATATAAAGTTGACGATCTTAACGATGAGCAGGGTTTGTTATATAACAAGCTAGGTGTAATAGAAAACCGAAAGAATGAGCTTATTGGTAATGCTAATTTTGAAGTAGAGATACTTGACATGGCAAGAGCTGGTTTTTCAAAAAGGCTTAAAGAGTCACTTGAAAGCGAAACAGTAATAGAGGTAGCAGAATGAGTTTAGCTGATATAAGAAAAAAATCTAAACAGAAACCTCCAAGAATAATTGTGCATGGTGGACCAGCTGTTGGTAAAACATTTTTAGCCTCACAAACTAGAAACCCTATCTTATTAGATGTGGAAGATGGTTTAGGTAAAATAGAAATGGACAACATTCGTTGTAAGAGTTACCAGGACGTGATGGAAAATCTAAACGAGCTAGCTACTGAGGAGCATGACTTTCAAACAGTATGTATTGATTCTCTTGATTGGTTGGAAAATTTATTATGGGAGAAGGCTTGCCAGGACAACGGTTGGAAATCAATAGACCAACCAAGTTTCGGAAAAGGGTTTACCGAAACCCTTAAGTACTGGCGCAAGTACATTGACGCTCTTAATATATTAAGAGAGAAAGGCATGATGATATTTCAGATATGTCACAGCGAAGTAAGAAAAGTAGAAGATCCCAGAATAGAACCTTACGATAGATACTCTCTTAAGTTGCATAGAAAAGCTGCGGCATTATTATTAGAACATTCAGACGCATGTTTCTTTGCAGCAAAAAAACTTGGCACTGTAAAGGTGCAAGGTAAGAGCGGCGGTATGACTACTAAAACTATCAGCGGTGACAGAATTGTATATACCAATGAAGAGCCAGCTTTTTTAGCTAAAAACAGATATAACCTTCCAGATGAAATTCCAATGAATTGGGAGACAATTAGAAAGGAGATGTTGAAATGAACGAAATAATTATAGAAGAATACAACGAGTTTGATCCTGGTAATGATCCACAGTACACAGATGGTTATTGTAACTACTGCGGATCTGAAGAGGATGATTGCGTTGAATATAAATGTTGGATTTAAAAAAAGGAGTAAATTATGGATTTTAGTAATTATAAAGTAGAAGCCGATACTGACGGCAGAGTTAATTTAAAACCTGGAAGATACGTTTTGCACTTTCAAGGTGAAAAAGAATTAACTAGTGATAACAATCCAAACTGGGAAGGTTATAGCGCAAAGTTCGAAGTAGAAGATACTGGCCAAACTGTTGATGCTTTATTCACTACAAGGCATCAAGAAGAAAAACATGCGCAGAATGGATTGAAATCTTTACTGGCAATGTGTAAAGCAATGGGTTTGAAAGAGCTACCTAGTGACACTGAAAGCGCCTTCATGGGTAAAAGTGTTTCTGCGGTTATTAAACAAAAAAAAGATAGTACCTTTTTTGAAGTTGACCAGGACTGGGGACGAACATGGGAACCTACTGATAAAAAACAAAAAACGGTAAGCGAGAAGCCTATAGAGGCATCACCTTCAGCTGCTGATCTGGAAAAAATGGGATCAACAACTTTAGATGACGAAGACGCGCCGTTTTAATCTTAAAGAGGATAGGCCCACGCTGTGCGGATATTGTAAATCCCCAGCGGGGCCATTTTTATACCAAGATAAAGAACACTGGATTGGAGCATGCTGTATGGCTCATTTAAAAAAACTAGGTGAAGGCGAACGCCTCCCTAACAAGGCGCAACTTAATGACATCGGTACAGAGTACGCTATAGCATCCACCAAAGAATTATATAAAAAATTATTAATTGATAACAAAGAAAATCCATTACATAAATGGAAACGTGAAGATAGAAAAAAAGTATTTGTTAAAATTATAAGAGAATATCTAAACTGGGCTAACGCCAGAGCCGAGGAAGATGATGAGAGAGCTTTAAATGGATCTAAAAAAATACTGCAACGATAGAAACATATTATTTGAAACAACTGATAAAAAAACCAAAACAATAAACGATTTAATAAATGAGATGCAGGCGCAAGGCTTGCAGGTAAATCATTTGGAAGCATCTGGAACAATAGTTAGAGTTCCGACAGCATTACCAGGCATGAAACCAGATTTGGGTGGTGCCAGGTCAGGATGGTATGTAGTCAACAGCCTAAACGGCCATCACTTTGCAACTTTTGGCAACTGGAAAACAGGATTTGAGGGAAGGTGGAGTTCTGTTGATACGTCTACATTAAGCCAGGTAGATAGAGAAGCCTTACAGAAGAAAATGGAAAAGGCTGCGAAGGAAGAGAAAATTAAGAGACAAGCTCGGCAAGATGAGGTGGCTATAGAGGTAGGGGAAAAATTTGAAAAATGTCAAAATGTTATTGAACATGATTATCTCACGAATAAAAAAGTTAAAAATTATGGGTTGAAACAATCTAACGGGTGTTTAATTGTTCCCGTGTATTCTACTACAGGCGCCATCAGATCTATACAGTACATAGATAAAAAAGGGGGTAAAAAGTTTGCCTCCGCATCAGAAATCAAAGGTAATGTTTTTCTTATTGGAATTACATTTAATGAATTAGCTAATTGTGAAAGGTTGATAGTAGCTGAAGGTTACTCAACATCTGCAACAATATATGAAGCTACCCAAATTCCCGTGGCTTGCGTGTTTAGTGCCAATTTTACATTGGATGCAGTCTCTAAATTTCGCAAGTTAACGGGTGCTAGAATTATTTTAGCCCTAGACCACGATGATAACGGCGTGGGTGAAAAGAAAGCCCAGGAATGTGCAGCTGCAATACCTAACGTAGCCGTGCGTCTGCCTAGCGAGCGCGGTGATTATAATGACCTGTATCTTAAACATGGTTTAGACAAAGTCAAAGCTGAACTCATGGAACACAAGTTAGGCATACAAAAGTATGCGATCAGAAACCTAGTCGGTAAGCCAGAGCCACAGAAGTTTTTAGTAGATGGTTTAATACCAATGGGTAAGCCTGGACTATTAGCGGCGTCTGGTGGAGTTGGAAAGTCTTTGAGTGTAATTCAGTTAGCATTAAGAATAGCGTGTGGTGGTGGTCGTTGGTGGGGTAAAGATGTAAAGGAACATGGAAACGTGATTTTGTTTTCAGCTGAAGATGATATTCCAGAGATACATAGAAGACTAGATCTATTAGATCCAAACGGTAACAGGTTTAAAAGTGAATATGATGTTTATATTTTTCCAGTGCCTGAACAAAAAGAACCAATGATATTGTTAAAGGAAGAAGGTGTTACTCAGCTTGCACAAGATTTGGTTGAGGAGCTGCAAGTTATACCAGATTTAAAGTTAGTTTGTTTTGATCCGCTTCAAGCATTTACCACTGGTAATGTTTCTAGTAGTAATGAGGCGGGGCAGCTTTGGGGATCTTACTGTGCAAACATAAGCGCCAGGTTAAACTGCTGCACGCTTACCATCCATCATTTAAACAAACAAGGTTTAACAGTAGATTCAGATGACTCTATGGTTCAGAGAACCAGCGTGAGGGGCGCCTCATCACTCGTCGACTCAATATGGTTTGTTTTAATAATGG